TAAGAGACCAGGGTGATGACGAGCCATATCATGATTGGGACGACAATTAAGACTCCGAGCAGGAACATACAAAACTGGACGAGGTACTTTAGGTTCTGCTTACGACGTCGAGCCAAAGCCGCCTGACGGGCGTGTTCTGCTTTACGTGCCTCATTCATTTGAGTGACCATCTGCGAATATAGATGGCCGTTTCCGCTCATTATAAAAAGGTCTTTAATTTGTTGTTTGTGATCTGCGATTTGTTTTTGCGCTAGAGTGGCCTTCAAAGCATCTGCCTCTGACAGCTTGCCAGACTGCTGCATTTTGCCTATCTGGGCTTCCCCCTCCCCCAGCTTGCTGATCATACCGGCAACTGTTTGGAGATCCTGACCGACCTCTGCTGCTTTCTTGATCGCACTTGCTGCCGTATTCACTCCAGCGATAACCGCTGCGAGTTCTACGACCATATTTATGACCCTCTAATTAACGCGGCTAATCTGTGACTACGGTTACCTACCTGGCGGCTCCATTTCGAGTTGAGCATCTGTGCGCTCGCCTCTTCCACGTCTCCGTCCTCGAGCGCCTGCCGGAACTTTTCGAACTTCTTTAAAGTTGGCAGTCCCAGGTTAAACGCCATGTTGATTAAGCAAGCCTGACGCTCTGGAGTGAGGTTCTCCCAGACAGCCTCGCCCACAAACTTTTTGGCGTCCTCGAGCGCGACCTGAGTGTCAGCCATTAGCATCTGCTCGGCCTCATGCTCGGAGATGCCGTTGTCTTGAAGATTTCTCCCGTATCCGATTGTCAGCTTGTCTGCTGTGCAGCGGTACGGAAAAAGCCGGAGCCCTTCGTCGTGCTTAAGCATTTCCATTGCCATTTGCTTTGCTTTTACCATCTTTCGATCACATCCATGCTGTATCTAATGAATCCGTCTGATCCGTACTCGATCACCGGGGCGTCTGTGTTCATGGAACACTTAAGAGTGGGTAGATAGGAGTTAGGCGCACTCAAAGACAGAGTGCCGGTATCTCGAGCGGGTGGATCGACCACAGGATCACTACCGCTCAATCCAAGATATTGGAGTAGCTGATTGTTGTTGCTGGCGTCGTTTCGGTTGTAGTACTCGCCAATGCGTAGGCTCGTGTCGTTATATGCGCTGTCACTGCGTAGTAGCGGCCAACGCATTGCAAAAATGGTGTGACGACCGTCTATGAGCCTAAAGAAGGCTGCGAAGTCGGCGTAGCTGTCTTTGTGCATAGGAGGGAAGCGGAACGTCGCCTCAATCCTGACACCGCCCACCGAGCGTGACTGTCGACGCATACTCCTGGCGTCAGCCACAAGAGTTCGCCGAGGATGCCTGATATCGAAACTCTCTGGCTCGATGCTGGTCGGGAATAGCTGATAAGGGCCATCGCCGTTTTGAAAGGTAAAGGTCGCCATTATTTCTCCTTCTTGATCTGCTCAATTTCGCTGAGTAGCTGCCCTAGCTGGATACGGACATCAATGAGCTCTTCTTGTAAGTTGTAAAGCTTCTCGATATCGCGGTCGTGCGCTTCAATTCGCAAAAACTGCTCGCTGTCGGAAGGGAGCATGCCGGAGCCCCACTCTCCCGTAGGCCAGTGCTCTCGAAACTCGCTGTTTTTGCTGATATCGACGCCAATCATCATCAGGTTGACCTCGATAGAATTGAGCCTCGAGTCCAACTGCAAATAAGCTGCTGTTGCTACAACCGCTGCTGCGACGAGTGAAAGTATTGAGCGAAGCGGGATGTTAAAACGGGTGTCTTCTGACAAATCCATGTATAAAAAGCTCCATCAAAAAAGCCCCTTTCGGGGCTCTCTTTGGTTGACTAGTTTTGACTAGATAGCTGACCAGTTAGTGCTCAACTTTCTTTTTGTCCTTTGGGATGAGATCACCCTCGAGCTCCTGGCCCGTTTTCTCAGACGGCGGCTCTTGTGGTGATGCTTGCTGTTGCTGCTGTTGCTGCATCAATTGAATCTGCGCTTTAAGGTTGGCGATCTCGAGTGCTTGATTAGCATTCGCGTTAGCCAGGTTGTCGATAGTTTTGTTAACCATAAACTGCTCTGCGGTTATCTGCGTTTGCTCTGGTTGTTGTTGAGCTTCTTTCTCAGCCATGAAATTATCCTATAGGGTTTGTCTGTATAAGAGTTTACTATAATTATTTTGGTCGATCACTTAATTTTCAGAGCTCAAATACGTATATATAGGTGAGCAAAAAATATTTTGCGAACGGCTAAAAAATCCAACACGGATTTATATTATTAAGTGACAGGAGGAGAACATTATGAAAATTTACATGCTGGAGTTTCGCTCGGACGGTAAAGACCTATCTGCCATGGCCTTCACGAGTTATGAAAA